CGAAGTGCTGATCGGTGATTTTCGCAAAGCGCTGATTACTCAGAAGGCTGGCGAGGGCTTCAATGTGCGCATGTTCAACACGCACGATCAGGCGGTTTACGCCAACCTGATCACCTTCCGGGGTGAAGCTCGTGCAGAGGTTGCCATCCTGCGCCCTGATGCATTCTTAGTTGGTGGAGCGTAAGTATCAATATCTCAAATGGCTGGGGCCCGTAAGCCCTGGCCTTATATAAACTATGTGGGATTTATTCGATAGAAAAGTTTGCTTGACGGCTGATCCTGCTGAATGGGCGAAAGCCGAGGCTGAGTTTAAGCGAGTCGGTCTAACCGAAGTTCAACGGTTCAATGCCTTACCCCACATTGGCCCACATCAATCATTCAACTGTAGTACTCGCCAGATCCTTATTGAGTTCTTTGAAAGCTCAAACGAGCGATTGTTGTTCCTGGAAGACGATTGCGTCTTTAAGGATTACGGCCATGCTGATCAAGTCCTAAAAGAATTACCGGCCGATTGGGACATTGTTTACTTCGGCTGCAATATTCAGGATGAAAAGCCGGTGAAGATCTCCGATAACCTATTCAAGATAAAAGGCGCTTATACCACGCACTGTATTGGGTACAATAAGAAATGTATCCCGTTCATTCTTGAAAATCAGCCCGGGTTCAGTGAGCAGATGTATGACAACTGGCTAGCGGGCCAAAGACTGAACGTGTATGTTATCAATCCTATGGTTGCATGGCAACGACCGCGACATAGTAGGATTTGGGGGCATGATGTGAATTATGATGAACATTTTAATAAGTCACAAAAGCTACTTGCATGACCCGACTAATCACATTCACGGACGACAACATGACTATCGCGGCGAAAATCTGCGAAATGAGTGCATTGCAGAACAATGTACACGAGGTGAAGGTGTACGGTCCTAAAGATATTGATGCCAAATTCCGGAAAGCGAACGCGGCTATACTGGATCAGCCTCGCGGCTGTGGTTACTGGTTATGGAAGCCCTACCTGATTGATCGGGAGCTAAAGAAGATAAAGGACGGTGATTACCTGATCTATTGCGACGCCGGGGTGGAAATCGTGAACAATATTAATCACATCATCGATCGAATGACCGGTGATTTATGGTTATTCGGCAACATGTGGCAGCACCTCCATTTCTGTAAGGCTGATGCATTTATTTCAATCCTGAGCAACGATTATTACAATTATCAGGGAAAGCAAGTGCAGGCAAGTGTGATAGTTGTGCGCAATTCTGAATACGCAAGGCGGATTGTTAAACAGTGGCTAGACTGGTGTTGTGCGCCTGACTGGATAGACGACAGCCCTAGCAATCTACCTAACCATCCTGAATTCCAGGAGCATCGGCATGATCAGGCTATTTTAACATGCTCTGCTATTCGTGAGAACATTCCGCTTCATTGGTGGCCAGCCATGTACAACGCCGGACATTTCACATACGAGAAAACGGGTTACACAGATACTTACCCTGTATTATTCCATCATCATCGCATGAGAAATAATGATTTCTCGGCAACCGATGATCTTAACCGACACATGCAAAGGTATTTCAGGTCAAAATATAATATAACAGGTGATTGAACAAACGGCCCATATCAGCCTTAACGAAAACTCATTAGCCGCATGGCAGCACGAGAGTCTGGAGCATATCAGGTATGAATACGACCTGAAGCAGGAAAGTGTTGTGATTGATTTGGGCGCATATCAAGGCGGATGGGCGACTGAGATTCATAAGCGTTATGGTTGCCATGTGGTAGTAGTTGAACCCACAGAATACATACGTGATTTTAAATACGGTCCTATCGTCAACAAAGCTGCCGGCACTCATGAAGGAAAAATGTCCTTCGGAGGCCGCGCCTATTATAGCAGCATTTTCGAGCCTGGTGATCACGAATATGACAGCTTCGACGTAAATAAACTTATTGAACAGTACGAGGTAATCGACCTGTTGAAAGTGAATATTGAAGGCGCTGAATATGATGTTTTAAATCACCTTATTGGCGCCGGCCTACACAGCCGGATCAAAAACATTCAGGTGCAGTTTCATGAGATTGCAGGGGCGCCTTATCAGAAGTGGTATAACCAAATAAGCAAACAACTATCATTAACACATAAACTAACCTGGCATTATCCGTTTTGCTGGGAAAACTGGAAACTTATTTAAAGTATGATTGACTTCTTAAATAAATATGCCTCCAATATCACCTACTCGCAAAACGGCGAAGAAGGGATATTGATCGAATGCCTTACCCGGATGAAAATTAAAACTGGCCACGCGGTAGAAATCGGCGCTAACAACGGTGTATGGTGCAGTAATACGGCCATGTTGCTTAAAGATGGTTGGAGTGGGAAGATGGTCGAGTCCGATTTCAATCTATGGAAGCAGTGTGAAGAAAATTGGAAGCCATACCCGAACGTGAAATGCCAGTGTAGCCATGTTGATAAATACAATATCAATGCTTTTGTTGACGACAAATGCGACGTATTGAGTATTGACACGGACGGGCAGGACTATGAGATATTCAAAGCATTAAAGGCAAAGCCTAAGATTGTTATTGTGGAGATCGATAGCAGCATACCGCCTGATCAGTCTGGTTTTAATTCACAGGGTGGCGCCGGTTACCGGGTCATGGTTGAATTGGGAATTGAGAAAGGATACTTTCTGCTGTGCCATACTGGTAACCTGGTGTTTATGGATAAGCAATATAAAAAGCTGTTTCCCGAGGCTAAAGGCGATGGATTAAAGCATGCTGAACAATATTTTAAAACCGATTGGCTGAAAACTGCATGAGGAATATAGTCACATTTAACCAATTGGGCCGTTACGGCCGATTTGCAAACCAGTTATTCCAGATAGCTGGCACGATTGGTATTGCTCGGAAAAACGGGTTTGATTTCGCATTCCCGGAGTGGAAAAACTATGATCACGCAGAGCGTTTCGGCAGTCAGGAAGACATTGATCTGCAGAAGTACTTCGAGAATCCGTTACCTGTTTATAAAGGTCCGCAATTGCCTGACAAGTTCGTTCATTGGGGGTACCATGATATTAAGTTGACGAGTAGTTGCAGCCTATCAGGGCATATGCAGTCTATAAAATACTTCGAACATTGTCTTGATGAAGTACGGTGGTATTTCAGGATGAAAGATGAATTTCCGCAAAACGACTTTTGTGCTATTCATGTGAGGCTTGGGGATTATGATAATGCCTATCATCCACGGATGGATATGCGGTACTACAAAAAAGCCATCTCTATGATGCCGCCGGGAACACAGTTTTTGCTATTCAGTGATGAAATTGATAAAGCTGCCGATATGTTTTACGGAGTATTAAACTCTTTCCCCGGAGGCAACCTTACGTTATCTACAAATGGCGGTACAATGGCAGAGTTTAAATTGATGAAATCCTGCCGGCACTTCATAATCGGTAACAGCTCCTACAGCGCAATGGCGGCCATTTTAGGCGAGGCACCAGATAAGAAAGTGATCGCACCGGCGCCATGGTTTGGGCCGGCTTATACCGACATAAAAGGCGATGATATCTATTGCTCTGATTGGACGGTGATCAATTATGAAAAAAAGGAGGCGGTTGCATGAGGTTACTATGGGTCATACATCTATATCCACCTAAACACAACTGTGGCAGTGAGCTAATGGCGCATCACATCAATAAATACCTGATCAGCCAGGGCCATGAGATGCGCGTAATTCTGATGCAGGCTAAGATGCACAATATTCCTGTTCCGTATTATTATGACGGGGTAAAGGTGCAGGGCGACCCGCTTGATAATCTTGATGCGTACCGGTGGGCGGACGTAATACTCACTCACCTGGACTATACGAAATGGGCGATCAATATTGCGAAGTTGGTAAAACGTCCGATTGCCTGTTTTATTCACAGTCATTATACCTATGATCCTAATCCAATACCTGTTGCGAAGTCAGATGTACATATTGTGTACAACAGCCAGTGGGTGAAAGATACTTTAGCCTACGATTGGCCGAATATGATATTGTACCCGCCTTGCGACGCAGGTTATTACAATGTCTGCCCTGATCCATGGGAAAACAAGGCAATAACCATGATCAGTATCAATGAAAACAAGGGCGGGTATATCTTATACAAGGTCGCAAAAGCATTGCCTTATGCAAAGTTTATCGGGGTATATGGCAGTTATGACGATGGTGGGCTGCAGAGCGAAATAGCGCAAAAGATCATGAACGAATGCCCGAATGTGGAGCTGGTACCAAATAGCCCGGATATTTTAAGTGTGTATAAGCGTACTAGGATTCTATTAATGCCATCCAGGTATGAAAGCTGGGGCCGGACAGCAACGGAGGCGATGTGCAACGGGATACCGGTAATCTGTACAGCAACCAAAGGGCTGAAAGAGAATTGCGGGGGTGCCGGGCTATACATACCAGATCGA